TCAGTTGCTCCTAAAGTGTTAGACTGATTACCATCTCCTATGGTTGGATGTGAAGCCGAAAAGAAAGGCTGTCCATCACCACCTACATAAGATACATTGAAACCATTATTAAACACATCTGCAGCTTTAACTTGCTTAGTGTTAGCCATTGCTCTAGCTAATCCCTTTGCTCTTAATTTTGCAAAAGTGTCATAAAGGTTGTCTTCCATTGCTTCTTCAGTAATCGCAAAAGCCAGTGCAACTGTCTCATGTGTATACCTTGAAGTGAAAGACTCTTGAGCATCATCAAAGGAAACTGCAGCACCTTCTGCTTTAATAGGTGCAGTACCAAATCCTGTGAATAATACTTCTTCTTCAAATGCCCTATCTGAGTTTTCAACTTCAAATAGTGGCTTATGCTCATCAGAAACTTCTCCATACTCCATGCCAAAAACAGCATTAAGTCCGGGAAGAAGTTCTTTTGATATACTTGCTCTATTTATCGCCATAGTTTATCCTCCCCTTAACCTAATAAATATGCTGTAATAGTTGCAGGAGCAGAAACGATAGGTGTCAAGAAGTTATCAGTATGCTGAACAATTCTAGTATTTAATTTTAGAAATGCTCTTTCTGCTGATACATCTACTTGGTTACCTGGCTCATTTACATAATCCAGTGTACGCACCATTGCGATTCCTGTAGTTCTAGTTGCAGCTTCTACACCATGTCCAGATTTACCTGTAAATGTAGAACCACTTCCTAGAGTCACTGCGAAGTTTTGAGAACCATGCAAGTCTCCTGCAGTAACAGACGCATCTGCCTGTACTTCAAAAACTTGGTTAGGGTCATCAGCAACTATTCCATAGGCATCTGTAGTAGAAGTACCTGAAGGAAAGTAGGCTTTAAATTTTTGTTCGCCATTCTCAACATATCTGCAACCCATAAATACACCCTGCACTATTTCTGTAACAGTTGTAATAACTTCTAAGTTACCTGCGTTTATTCTTACTAGGTCACCAGTAAAAATATTTGCACCATAACCTGAAGCTATTGGGTATTCGTTAGTTCCTATCGCATTTGGATTATTACCACGTTTACGAGAGGGTGAGAAGCCAAACAATGCTTTACTTGTAGTCATAGTTTTTTCTCCCTTAAATTAAAATTAACAATCACTAAGACTACTACACACTAGACTAATCTTGAAATCTAGGTGTCTTACCCTTAGTAACCTGACTTTTACTATTATTTCTAATAGGCATACGAGAATTATTCCCACTCATTAATTGCTGATTAACTGCATCAACCATTTCTGAGCTTTGGTTCTCATAATATTTTTGTCGATTTTCTGCTTTTTGCAATGGCATCTTTGCTAATGCTAAGTCTCCACGACAGACTGCACCAGTATATCGACCTTCATCTCTCACGAAAGATGTATGTTGAATTTCAGGAACTTCATTAATATCTACAAATTGCCAACCTTCTTGTATTCGCTTGCCAACATTTGTATAATCGTCTTTTCCACGAAGATTTATACGTATCCAACGAAGAGCCATGCCCTCATTTCTAAAACGATTAGTAACACTATTTGGAATCTCGAGCATATTAGGCTCTCTAAATTCCATATCCTGTTCTCTATTATTGAGTTCACGACTTTCAATATTACGTGATTTTGCCATTGTACTTGTTCGTGTCATTTTAATTTCCCCACACTATTTGTTGTAAACTGTAGTATAATCGCCCTCAGATTTTTCAACCTTTAGCTTTTCTGCAGCATATTGTTCAAGAGGTATTCCCCACTTTTCTGCAAGTCTCATATCTTCTTTTGATAATCTAACCTTCTTGCCTTTAGACGAGGATGAAGGAGTGCGTGATGCTCCTCCGACTACTTGAGCAGGAGATGTCGTTTCCTGCTGACGATTGCCAACTCCAAACCTTTCAGGATATCGTTGACGAAGTCTGTTATCTATTTCAGAATAGAAATCTTCTTCAGAAGGGTCATAACCCTCTCCTTTTAATGTTTGGTCTAACTCTAATGCCAACGTAGTCATTACTTGGTCTTGACCAAACCAAGGATTCTTTCCTGCCCAATCTAATGCAAGTTTATCATACTTAACATTTGATTTAGGTTGTGCAACAGGCTTAACTGTTTCTTTTGCTTCAGGAACATTAGGTCTTTGTGTTTCATACTGTTGCTTTGCAATTCTTAGTGCATTAGCATCATTCTGAGCATTAGTCAAATTTTCTTGTGCATTCACAATTAAACTTGAATCACCTGACTCTAAAGCCTGTCTGTAAACATCCTTTGCCATTTCAATACGACTTTTTATTTGTTGCTCAGTCGTTTCAAAACTCTTGGTAAAAGAAGTTTCTGCATCTTTTTGTTGAGCTTTTAATCTTTCTTCAAGCTCTGCCTGTCTTGCAATAAGTTGTTCAATTTGTTCCTCTCGTTCTTTCTTCTGACGAACTAATTGTCTTATTCTTTTTTCTGCTCCTGAAGAATTTGCTTCAGGTTTTTTCTCAGGTATATCTTCTTCTGTTTCGTATTTTGTTTGAGCTTCAGGTTGTTGTTGTGGTTTTGTTTCCACAACTTCTTGTTCTTCTTGTCCTTCTATTTCAAACTCTACTTTGTCTTCTTCTTTGTTTTGCGATTGTGAAGTATCAATCGTAGACCACTCATTATCTGGTGTCATTCATTTCTCCATAGTTTGCGAAACTAAGTTTACGCATATTTTTGATTATATATTAATTTATAAAAGTTTGCAAGCAAGCTTAGTAAATTAATTTGATAGGTTATATGTTGGGTCTAAATCTTTAGGGTCTTCTACAACCATAGAAATTTGGTCATCATATAACAGTAGTAGTTTAGTACCCTTGTAAAAAAACTTTTGACCTGAATGTTTACCATAACATACATAGTCTCCTGTTTTACACCAAGGTCCTTTTGGAAACTTTGCTTCATCTAAGTAAGCAGAGTCTCCTACTGCAAGAACTTTTCCTACTGTTGTTAAATAGGAAATATCATTTCTTACAGAATCAGGTAAGTATAAGCCACCCTTTGTCTGTTCCTTAACAGATATAGGTCTTACAAGAATATGAAATCCTGGAATGGTAGGTAACACTGCAGGGTCTGCTACATGCTCCTCTGTTATCCACATATCATTCTTTGTTGCTGCTCCCATACTTGGTTGTTGCATTAGTCATCCTCTTCATCTAGCATTGTTTTAGTTATGTTTTTAATTTCTGCTTTTGCCCATTCAATACCTGCAATGCGACCTACGCAGTTCATGTACGTATGATAATCTGAAGCTGAACCATATGCAAGGGAATTTTTTAGTGTTTCTATTTCTTTATTTAATGCTTTATTTATTTCATCTGATAGCATTTATTCTCTTTCTTTCTTTGCATCTTCAAGCATTTTAATAAGAACGTCAGAAGTCTTTATACTTTCTGCACTCTGAATACTGTCACCCTGCTTTATCATGTCAACAAGCATTTTAACTGCATTCATTGCCTGCTCAGTATTTCTGTCTTTTTCTTTTTCTTCTGCTTTAAGTAAACCTTCTGCTCCTATCTTATAAGCATCAAGGGCAATCTTTTGTTCTTTAAGGTCAAGGTCTCTATTCTTTAATGCACCCTCAGTGGCTTCCTTTGCAAGCTGTGCCTGAACTTTTTCTTTTTCAATAGCAAGTCTTTGAGCTTCCATCTGTACCATTTGTTGTTCAGGTGTACCACCCTGTTGAGCCATTGCCTGATTTGCTTGCATAACTTGTTGTGCTGCCTGAGTCATAATCTGTTCAATAACCTGTGGGTTTTGAAGATTAGGGTCACCTTGAGGAGCTTGAGACATAATCTGTCTTGTCATACCATTAACTTGTTCCTGATACTTCATTACAATATGTTCCTGTATATTTGCCTGAAGTATTGGACTTACCCTTTGCATAATTGGATTACCTCCATTAGCAGGGTCTTGTAGGAACATAGTCTTTATTTGAATATGAGCATCATGGTTCTGACCTGTAAATGCCTTAATAGGTAATCCCTTAGTTGCAGCTTCAATATCTGTAACAGGGTCAAGTGGCATTGGTTTAGGTTTACTTGGCATAATGTTTTCCAAGTTAGGAATATTTGCTGCGTTAAGTAGTGTTCTATTTAGTGCTTCCATATTAAACATACCCGGAGGTGCATTCTGTGCTACCTGCATTGCCATGTTTGTCATCATAAGTCTATGAGCAGATGATGGAATGTTAGGGTCACTCACAGGAATTATGTCAATCTT